TGAGATTAATGCAACTGAGGAAAGGATTGATGGTGGTGATGTTATTATTATAGAAATTGGTAGATTTTTAACATTTTATAATGTTATAGTTAATGATGTAAAAGTTACAGTGCCCCCTAAAATGGCAATTAGTGGTGATCCAATTAGTGCATCAGTGAACATAACATTTGAAACATATGAAATGATAACTAGGGAAGAATTGGATAAGATGTACACTAAGGGAGTTCTTTCTACCGGGTAGTACCTATGAATCGTTGCATTTTTTATAATAAAGTGACAGTTGATGGTGAAGAAGAACTTGACCATCTTTGGAATTCCCTATCCGGTTTTACCATGCGGTATAATCCAACGTATTATAGGGTTGATGCTTCAGATCTGATGAGGCCGTGGAGAATTAGTAAGAAAAATTATGGGTCTGATAACCTGTGGTGGGTAATTTTAGCCTGGAATAAAATTGAAAATCCACTGACTGATCTTATTGAAGGAATGATTTTGGTAATCCCGAACAAGTTGGATATACTTGAGTTTAAAAAACGGAATGGTGTGCGTTAATGATTCTTGTTGGTAACTATTATATAAGTCTGAAAATGGGCGATGTTGATGTTCCAATTTCCCCACAGATGATAGATAGTATAGTGGTTACTACTGATATGGATAGATTACTCCCAACGTTTAGAATTACGGTTAAAGATGCAACTGGGTTACTTGGAGAAGTAATACCATATGACAAGAATCTAAATGAAGTTGAGTTGGGGTTTGCAAGGGGTGATAATCCAGATGATGTCAACACGTTTAAGTTATTGGTAAAAAGGAGAAAACCAGACTCAGACAAGAAATATCAAATAGAGGGAGTTCTTAATGTACCAAGTTTGTTAACAGATGTAAGACACAGATCACTGACTGGTAATATTAAGTCTAACATTGAATTGTTGGCAAGGGAAGATCTTGGAATAAATAGTACTGAAATAGGTCAGTCACTCAATTATGATAAAACTTTAATTCAACCCGGGTGGACTGATGCTAAACTTCTTAGGTATTTATTCAAGAACATAAGTGGAAAAAATGGAGAGACGTGTTATTACTGTTTTATAAAGAACGTTCGTGGTGTACAAACCTTGGTTATGAAGAGCTTGGATGAATTGTTATCAGGTCCGGTGAAGTCTAGGTTTATAGTTTCTCATAAACAATATGAAGATTTGTTTCCAATAGTTGAGTATAAAATATTTGACAATTCCCAACTTATTGTAGATCTTGGTGCAAAGAATCAGACGTTTGGATACTTTGATTACAATTCTGGTAAGTACGTTTATGATTCATTATCAATTGATGATTGCCCGGCATTGGCTGAAAAGACTTTAATTGATAACAATAATGGTAATGATAGTGTATTTGTGAGTAGTTTGGGTAGAACTAATGGATTTACTATTGACTTTCACGGTAGGGTGGGTGGTTCTTTTTATAATAGGGCAAATGGCCTTATTAATATGTGGATAAGTACGTATGGAATGGAACAAGTATCCTCGGGGGATGTGGTTAACGTTATTTTTGGGGAATCATTAGTTGGTGAAAGTTTATTTTTGTACCAACATTCTGGCTACTGGTTGGTGAAAAGAGCTTCTCACGTATTAAGTTCAAGTTTTATGACCAATTTGCTGTTGACTAGGAATGGAATAGACACATCCCTTGATACTAGTTTGATTGCATCTGGAAATTTGAAGAGAAAGTAATGTCGGTAGAATTTAAAGAGGATGATCTTAAGTATAGAGGATTCTACAGGGGATTAGTGTTGGATAATATTGACCCCTCAAAGTTTGGTCGTATAAAGGTCAATATCCTTGGGGTGTATAAGGATATAAAATCAGATGATTTACCATGGGCGGTCCCGGCGTTTTCAATAGGGTGTGGTTCTGGGGCTGGGTATGGGTGCTTTTCGGTTCCTGAGATTGGGTCTATGGTGTTTTGTTTCTTTGAGAAGGAAGATGTTTACCAGCCAGTATACTTCGCTTCTGCTCCGGATGGAGTTCATGGTCTTCCGTCTGAAAGAACTACAAATTATCCAGATCGTCAGGTGGTAAAGACTGTAAGTGGTGTTGTAATTTATGTAGATGATGCGGATAAAGTGGTGAGATTAACCCACCCCACGGGAAAATTTATTCAGATGGATGGAAGTGGGGGTGTTACAATTTCAGCAGGGGATGTAACCATTCAAGCTGGTGGTGAAATAGGAGTTACGGCGTCTGGTAATATTACAATTTCTGGGTCACAGGTAGATATTAATCCATAAGGTAGATATATTGTGGCGTATGTGTTAAAAAACTTCTCCTATGGAGAATTGGCATCTGGTATTACGGACCTTAGTACGCAAATGGCGCTTGCTAGTGGGTATAGTCTCCCAGAGGCTGGGGTATTTGTGGTTGTTGTTTGGAATATGGATACATACCCTAATCCCGCCGATGATCCAAACACGGAAATTATGTTGGCTGAGTACTCTGGGTTAGGTGTGGTATTTAATATAACACGAGCACAAGAGGATACAATAGCTGCTGCTCATGCCGCTGGAAGTCAAGTTGCTTTGCACATGACCGCTGGACTACTATCATCCGATCGGTTTGTAATAGGTTCTTTGTCAGTTGATGAAGCCAGTAAGGCAGATACAAAGACTTTACTTGTATCTGGTAGTAAATTAGTATATGGTGGACACGATAACCTGTTTGGGTTTGTTTCAGATGAGCATGTGGCCCATGGCAGTGTGTCTATCCTTGCCGGTACCGGGATGAGCGGCGGTGGGACTATAGCGGTCAATCGTACACTGACGAATGCCGATCGCGGTTCCGTGGCTGTGGCCGCACACGAAATCACATACGATCATGACGCATACGATGCGTTAACGTCACTCGACAAGACTGACGGAAATTTCATTGTGGGTGACGGGGCAACCTGGGTTGCTGAATCTGGTAATACTGCTCGTACTTCGCTAGGAGTGGGAACGGGGGATGCACCAGAGCTTGCAGATGTAGTCCTAGGAGGCTGGCAACTTGGTACGCCGACTTATGACAGTGTACATGACTGGATGAATAACACACAGTCTGCCGGTCGCATTACAGGTGGAGATTTTACGGATAACGAGGATGGCACGTTGACAGTTGCAGCCGGAACCGGACTGATAAAGACGACCGACAGCCGCACCGGCGTTACGTTAATGTTTGACTGGGCAGAGGATGTTGATGTTAAAACAGAGGGAGACGTAGCCCTTACAGACGGTGCCACCAATTACATCTATGTTGACTACAACAACGGCATCCCAGTGGTATACTCCACTACAAACCAGAGTGATATCAACTTTACCACTAAGATCGGTTTAGGTCGAGTTTTCAGGGATGGTACAAAGTTGCACATGCTTCCCGGTGGAGTACCGACGAATGATATATCTTACCGGACACATCAAGCACTCTCTTCTTGTGTGGGATTCCGTCGATGTAGGGGTTTGGCAACATCAGAAACAGGGGACTTAGGCATCGCTATCACAGAAGGTACAGTGTGGAAGGGCCTTCGTGATTTTGATTTGTTTGCTGGCACTGGCTACAACAGCACTGTAACGGATTTCATTCTATGGCATAATGATGGGGCTTGGCAGTCCTCTGCCACTGGGGTGCTGACGCATAACTACAATAACTATGGTGTTGGTCTGGTAGCGGTTAAGGCTCAGCAGTATGGGGTATTCTGGGTTTACTTACATCACGACGACCATGTTCATGTGGTTTATGGGGTAGATACTTACAAATATGCTGAGGCATTAGCTGCTGTTTCCCCCCAAAACTTACCTGCAATTATATCTGACTTCTCTATCCTGATTGCTAGAATTATTATAAAGAAAGAGGAGACCACTACTTTCACGACTGTTACTGCCCCGTGGGATTTTGCCATATCTGGTATAGTAACGAACCATGATAGTCTTGCTAATCTGACCTTTGGTGACTCAGGGCATACTGGTTTTCAGGCCGCAGGTGATGTACTGGATGATCTAAATACCTTGGGTGCTGTGGCGTCAGATGGGCAGATGATCGTAGGAACGGAAGCAGGTGTATTCGCTTATGAATCTGGGGCGACTCTGCGGACGTCTATAGGTGTAGATGCCTCTGGGACTGCTGCTGGCCTCGTCAGCACCCACGAGTCTACTTATAATCACGGGCACTACAATACGGCTTACGATCACAGTCAATTGGTGGCCGGTAATCCCCACAATGTAACACCGACCGAACTGTCTCTGTTGATCGGGACGGATACTCAGGCGTGGGATGCACAACTTGATGACATAGCAGCTCTGGGAGTGACAGACGGAAATTTCATTGTTGGAAACGGGAGTAACTGGGTAGCTGAATCTGGCAACACGGCCAGAACATCACTTGGTTTGGGGACTGGGGATAGTCCCACTCTCGCCGGGTTGACAGTAACAGATTATTTGCATTTCTCTCCGGGCGGGGTCGGCAATCTTACAATTGGAGAAGGGGCGGGTATAAACTTATCCGGCGGTTCCACTTATAATATCTGCTGTGGTCTGAACGCCGGACGATACTCTAGTGGGGGAGACGAGAACGTATTTATCGGGGCTTACGCAGGCGACGGGGACGCTGTCACTCCGAACAGCGGAAGCTGGAATATGTGCCTAGGGACATCTGTTGGCCGTGAACTTACTACCGGCAGTGCGAACGTTGGTATCGGGGTGGCTACTCTGAGGTATATAGAGGACGGGGGACAGAACACGACTATAGGGTACTCCGCCTTTCGTAACCTAAAAAGTGGCAATTTCAATACGGGTATTGGCTACAATGCCGGGTATCTTTGCACCGGCAACAATAATGTCTTTCTTGGTTACCACGCTGGCAGATTCCAAGTGGCCGTTAACGATATGCTGTTGATAAACAACCGATCAAGAGTGAACGCTGCAAATGAACTAACGCAATCTTTGCTCTACGGTACATTTGCCAATGCCGTTGCAGATCAACAGCTAACAATAAACGGCGAATTGAGAGGTTCCTATGGTGCCAAAATAGGGGACGGGGGAACCACCGACTATCTCGGAATTTCCGCTACGGGGGAAGTAACCTTCCACGGTGCATCAAAGATAAGCGTGGATCACCAGACTCTACTGAACTTCTCTTTCAACGATATGCACGGTGACGAGGACGCCCAGTTAGTCGCCGGGGATATCGCCTCCACCACGTACACGCATAAGGGACGTAAAGTGTGGTCGTTTGATGATACAGTCGAGCAAGCGTTACTCACCGATCCAAAGGTAATGCCAGCCGGAATCGATGGATTTAGCGGGACTCTTCATGCTACATTATTCCTATATATGGGTAGTGACAATACGAATGATATAGCTATGGATGTCTTCGTAGAGGCCGTAACCCCGGACGCTGATACCCTTGACCTGGAGACGGCAACCGGTTGGGACTCTGTCAATGCCGGGACGATCAGTCTTGCCGGAACAACAGCAGGTGACTTGGTGACGATGGATATTACACTGACTAACGCCGACAATGCGGCGGTGGGGGATTTGGTTAGGTTCGGTATCCGTAGAGATTGCGATTCTGTCAACGATGATGCGAGTGGAGATGTGAACTTAGTTGCGTTAGAAATTTGGCGATAATAATTAATTTAACAAATTAAATGAATGAGAGGTTTGAAGATGAAGATTATTGTAGACAAAGAAGGTCGTTCTATGATTGAACAGATGTGTGATGTTGCCTTGAAGACTGGTGGTATCAGAAATCTTAGTCCAGTAATAATGATTCTTGAGAAGATGTCTGATTATGTTGAGCCACAACCAGATAAGGGTGGTGTAGATGGTGAAAAAGTTGGGGCTTGTACTCCTGAAGAAATAATTCAGACAACACCATTTCCACCCTCTGCCTATGAACCAAAAGATGATGGTGTGTCACAAGCATGAGTAGATTTGGCACATTTTTATTTGGATGTAGTGAATTTTTACGCCGTTTGGTTGGTGGAAGCCGGATAGTAGCGTGTTTAGGGGATTCAAGTTCCCATGGGGGAACGATTATTACTTCTGGTCAGGACGGTACTGTGTTGGCTGGTGGTAGTGTAATTGCCGTTGCTGGGGCCTTGCATTCTTGTCCAATAAAGAAGCATGGAGTAACGGCAATTATCCCCATTATTACGAAGACTACTATTAATGGAAAGTTGATAATTACCGACGGGGCTATTGCAGGATGTGGTGCTAAAATAGTAGCAACGGATAGGAGAGTACTTGCGGGATGACAATTTCAATTGGTTCAATTTGGTCTGATATTGATAACAGGATAGTCAGTGATTCCCTTGGAAATGTTAAGTTGTCTATAAATGCTGATGCGGTAATTAATTCAATTGATAACATTTTGAGAACATCTCAGGGTGAAAGGGTAATGCTTTCTGATTTTGGGTGTGGAATAGAGGCCATGCTTTTTGAAAACATGAATTCAGCAATGATGAATTGGCTATCTAGAGAAATAAAGTCGGCAATTGAGCAGTGGGATAGTCGTGTTCTGATAACCCAAGTTGATTTTCAAGAAAATCCGGACATGAACACGGTCTCGGTTTCAATTAACTTTGCAATTAGGGGTCAGAGCGGTATATTTAAGTATGAGTCATCATTCAAAGGCGAGGCATAATGTCTAGACTGTCGTATGTCAATTATAGCTTTGAAGACATAGTAATTCAGCTTCAGGATAGATTGAAGCTCACCAATTCGTGGGCTGATATTTATAGATCTGGTACGGGTGAAACTTTAATTGAGCTATTGGCTTATGTACTTGAAGCTGGTTTGTATTATACTGAACGAAGGGCGGTAGAGTCATATCTTCCACTTGCACAAAATATATCAAGTGTTAGGCACATAGTGGCTCTACTGAACTATCAACCAAAGAGAAAGACTTCTTCAACTGGGACATTAACATTTAGTATACCTGCGGCACTGGGTGTTAATGTGTTTATACCAAAGTATACAGAGTGCCAATCATCCAGTGGGACTAAGTATATAACAAATGAGGATAGCGTAATAGAAAAAGGGTCAACTTCTGTAGCCGTGAATGCTATTCAAGGATCAATATCAGAAGTTGAAATAGTATCTAACGGGTTGGCAACTCAGGAGTACTTGATTAATTCTACCAGTGTTGAAAATTCTACCAGTGAAGTTAACCCCACCATGAGAGTTTTAGTTGGTAGTGTGTTATGGACAAAGGTTGACTCATTTATTAATAGTGATAGTGAATCTAAGCATTACAAAGTTATAAATGAGGCTGAGGGAACTGTAACTGTACAATTTGGTGATAATGTTAATGGAATGGCACCAGCTAACAGTTCTACTATCTCAATTAAGTATGTAAAATCTGATGGTGTTGATGGAAACGTTTCTAATACTGGTGTTATTACAACTCTAAATTCTACTATTTATGATGAGGATGGATCCGCTGTTACAACGTCTGTAACTAATAGTTCTTCATTTTTTGGTGGGGATGATGAAGAGGGTATAGAGGAAATAAGATATGAAGCACCAAGGGTATTTAAGACTGGTCAAAGGGCAGTATCAAAAGATGATTTCATAGCAATACTAGAAAATTATGCTGGGGTAGCAAATGTAAATGTTTGGGGGGAGAATGAAGAGGCACTTGATAGTGGTGTGGACGCTGATTATGAAATGCTTAACAAGGTTAAGATGTGTGTACTTCTCCAGGAATGGGAACTCCCCGATGCAACGTTTAAAACCGCCCTTTCCAGTTACATATATGGTATATCTATGTTAACAGTTAAGTATGAATTTGTTGAACCAGTAATTTTAAATGTAGTTCCAAAGATTTCGGTTAAGGTATTGTCTGGATATTCATTATCCCAAACTCAATCTGATGTAGAGGCGGCAGTACTAAATGAGTTTGAACTTGGAGTTACTACTAAACTTGGATCAATAATCAAGTATAGTCATCTTGTAAATGCAATTGATGATGTGGTTGGGGTGTCTTATGCAAATATGACATTAGAAATTAGGAAGGACCTTGAGGCTGAATACCAATCCGCGTGGGATTATGGGGAAACCCTTGATGCTATCCCGGTTAAAGAAGAATCTGCAAGGTTGTATATAGATGATGAGTATATTACGGTTGACGATGGGTCTGGTGTGTTTTCGTATAGTGGAACCTATGAAATTTCTGGGACTATTGATTATGAAACTGGAGTTGTTGTTCTTGATGTTAGTCCAGTGCCCGCTTCGTCCATTTATATCAGGTATCAACAGTCTATTGATTCTGGGGGAAGTCGTGATATCACACCTTCTCTTAGACAAATTTGCAAGCTTTATGATAATGACACTACCATTTCCATGGAGTAAGGAAGAATCTAATGACTAATTTATCTCAGCAAGGTCAGCCTAAGCAAGACTTACCCCTTTGTTCGTTGGGTTGGAATTGCATTTGGGTCTTGCGTCATATTAGAAAAGGAAAAGTAATTTGGGAGTTGAAGGACCACAATTTGTTAATGAAGGGGGGAGGAAGGGCAATCGTAGATACATTTATCCGCGATAATGGTGCTTCCTACTTCTTGGAAACTGATTGGTTCGTTGGGTTGTATAGAGGAACAGTTTCCAGATCAACGGTTTTAGCTACAATTCCTGGGGAGCCAAGTGGTAATGGGTATTCAAGGTCACAATGTGAAAGATCAAGTGTTGGGTTTCCTACCTTAGAGGTTGATAGTGAGGATTATTGGAGGGTGGTTAGTAAAGAACTCACAATTACCGCTTCAGGTGGAAGTATAGGTCCGATTGATGGTGCATTCCTTTGTACATCACCTGATTCGTCTGGAACTCTTATTGGGACTATTGCAACTGGGGTTCAAAGAACTATTTTGGCTGGTGATTCTATGATTGCCCAATTAATGATTAGGTTTAAGTAATGGCCAATATTAATTCTGATGACGGGTATTTTTCTGATTCTTCAAGTAAAGCAGTACTTGATGGCGAAACGGATTTGTTAATTACAGATCGCGTTATCCAAAGACCTTTTAGTAGTGAAGATAGGAAATTGGATGTTGGGCTTGATTTATCCATGAGTCTAATTTCGTCAATTGGGCTTGACTTAATGAGGTTGATGCCAAGGAAGTTTAGAGCCTCTAACATTTTAATTGATTACTTATCTGAGGCTGGAATTCAAGTAGGCAGTTGGTTAACAAACGTTCGTGATATGGTTAAGCTTTTGAATGCACGAACGATCAGTGATGTTAAGTACTTAAGGTACCTTGGTGCTACAATTGGTGTAGTGTTTCCACCTGAGGATAATACGTCTATTGGGGAAATGAGAAAGAACATTTTAAATGCAGTTGATTGGTATAAAGTTAAGGGAACATATAATTCAGTTCAAATCCTATCAATAATTCAAAGTTTTATAATTAATTTGTATGATATGTATACTAATGATTATGAAACTTTTGTTTCTACAGAGTGGTTTGTTGGGGATGAGGATGAAAACCCATCCGGTCTTGATAGTTCATATTATAAAAGTCCACATTTTGGTGTAGAAATTCTTCTTAATAGAATTTATGAGTCTGATTCGGGGACCGAGTCTGGTGGGCTTAACCATTTATGGGAGAC